AACGCTGGGAGCCAGGCATTCAAGCGGCCATTGACGGTGAAGCCAGCATTGGCATTTACGAACAAATTGGTGAATCGTGGGACGGCTCTGGCATGACTGCCAAACGAATGTCAGCCATCTTGCGCGGCATCGGCGCATCGCGTGACATCACCGTCAACCTGAATTCCCCGGGCGGCGACTTCTTTGAAGGTGTGGCTATTTACAACCTGCTGCGCCAGCACCAAGCAAAAGTCACTGTCAACGTCATGGGCTTGGCCGCAAGTGCTGCCAGCATCATTGCAATGGCGGGTGACGACATCAACATGGGCGAAGGATCGTTCCTGATGATCCACAACGCATGGTGCATGGCAATCGGAAACCGCCATGACATGCAAGCTGCGGCTGAACAACTAGCGCCTTTTGACAATGCGATGGCTGAGGTTTATGCCGCCCGCGCAGGCATCACAGTAAAAGCCGCTGCCAAGCTCATGGATGCAGAAAGCTGGATTGGTGCAACCCAAGCCATAGAACAGGGGTTTGCCACCGGCATGATGGACACCGCCACTATCACAGACGACACCAAGGCAAGCGCCTCAACCAAATACTTGGCAATGGTGGATACCGCCCTAGCCAAAGCAGGCCACCCACGGTCGGAGCGCCGTGAAGCCCTGAAAACCCTATTTTCTGGTACGCCGAGCGCTGCCGAAAGTCCCACGCCGAGCGCTGGGTTTGAAGCGGCAAAGTCGCTGCAATCGCTGATCGACACGATCCGCAACTAAACCGCCATCACCCCGTAACTGACCACCCTCACAGGTGGTTTTTTTTCGTCCAAACCTAAAGGAAATCATATGCAACACAGCATCAAACGCGGCATCCAGTCCGTCAACGCAGAAGTTTCTGCACCATCCAGCGCTGAAATCAAATCCCTGATTGAGGGCGTTAACCAGGCCTTTGCCACCTTCAAGGCAGAAAACAACGCATCCCTAGAAGCTGTTAAAAAAGGCCAAGCCGACGCACTCCAGGCGCTCAAAGTTGACCGCATCAATGCTGACATCAGCAAGTTGCAAGACGCTGTTGATGAAGCCAACACCCGCATCGCCGCAGCCCAACTGCAAGGTGTCGCTCAAGGTGGCCTGAAAGACAAAGAATACAGCGCAGCATTTACCACGCACATGAAGCGCGGCGAAATCAACGCCGCCTTGAACAAAGGCGTGGCCGGTGAAGGCGGCTATCTTGCCCCTACAGAGTGGGATCGCACCATCACCGACAAATTGGTGCAGGTGTCCCCCATGCGCTCCTTGGCCTCACAGCAAACCATCAGCACAGCGGCCTACTCCAAGTTGTTCAACAACATGGGCACGACATCCGGCTGGGTTGGAGAAACTGCTGCCCGTCCTGTAACGGCAACGCCGGCCTTTGGCACACTGACCTACACCACGGGCGAGATTTACGCCAATCCTTCAGCCACACAAGGCATGTTGGATGATGCGGAAATTAACCTTGAGGCATGGTTGGCGGGTGAAGTTCAGACCGAGTTTGCGTATCAAGAAGGCGTCGCATTCCTGAGTGGCGACGGTGTCAACAAGCCCAACGGCATCCTGACCTACGTCACAGGCGGCACCAACGCAGCCACCCACCCTTGGGGCGCTATCACCACCGTCAACAGTGGTGCCGCAGCCGCGCTGACCACAGACGGCATCTTGAGCCTGGTCTACAGCCTGCCGAGCGAGTTCACCGGCAACGCACGTTTCGCCATGAACCGCGCCACGCTCGCTGCTGCGCGCAAGCTCAAAGACACCACCAACCAGTACATCTGGCAGCCCAGCTATGCAGCAGGGCAGCCGTCCACATTGGCCGGTTATGCCGTGTCTGAAGTGGCCGGTATGCCTGATGTGGCGGCGGCGGCCAAGGCAGTGCTGTTTGGCGACTTCAAGCGCACCTATTTGGTCATTGACCGCATCGGTGTGCGTGTGATCCGCGACAACCTCACCAACAAACCGTATGTGTCGTTCTATACGACAAAAAGAGTAGGGGGTGGCTTGCTCAACCCCCAGACCATGCGCGCCCTGAACATCTCGGCCTAAACCTGAAAGCCCCCTAACCGGGGCTTTTTCAATTGGAACTTCAAATGATCTTCACTAAAGAATTCAAAGGCGTAAAGAACGGTGACATCTACCACACCGACTTTGTGCCAGGTGACGTTTGCCCACCAGAACTTATTGACGCAGCCATTGCGTGTGAAGTGGTTGAAGTCCCAGTTGAAAAAGCCAAGCTGGTAAAGGCCAAGCTGGAAAAAGCCAAGTAAATGACGCTACGCCTGATCACCGCAGCCACAGCGCTTGCTGTTGACATTGATGAAGCCAAAGCACACCTGCGTGTCACAGAAAGCGCAGAAGACGATTTGATCGAATCAATGCTGTGGGCGGCACAGGACATGGCAGAACAGGCCACCGGGCGCGCATTGATGACGCAAACGTGGGAATTGTCCGAGAGCGAATTTCCAAGCATCAATGTGTGGCAGATACAAAATATAGCACCGACAAAACTGGTACTTGGATTTGAGTTAACCAAACCCGTAGTTCAGTCCGTCACAAGCATTACTTACACCGATTCTGAAGGTGTTGTGCAAACACTCGCCGCTGATCAGTACACACTGATGAACGATGACTTTGGTTGTTCACGCATTGTCCCAGCCTACGGCGTGACATGGCCTGAAAACAGAGGCGATTCAGGAAGCATCAGGGTCACATTTGTTGCCGGGTACGCCAATGCCGCTGCTGTGCCGCAAGCCATCAAAGCGTGGATCAAGCTGCAAGTTTCTTCTCTTTATGAAAATAGAGAGTCTGAGTCATATTCTTCGAGGGCTGTTTCTACGACAGTAAAAATGTCGTTCGTAGACAGGCTATTAGATCGCTATAGGGTGTGGGATTAGGATAAAATAGGCGAGCCGGTAAAGCAGTGAGATGCGATACCGGCTCTAACCAAACAACCTGTATCAGAGGTCATCATGGCTGAAATGAATTTTATACCCACTGGCAATAAATCTTGTAAAAGATGCGAGGGTACGGTCTTTTATAAAAGCGGTAAGTGTGTTGCTTGCGTTAAGGCGTACAAAGCTGAGTGGTCTGCCAAAAACGCAGAGCATGTTTTAGCGTACAGGAAAAGCAACAGAGAGCGAGATAGGTCAGTCGAAGCCAAATACAGGCGCGAGAATCCAGAGAAAATCGCCGCAGCAAAGGCTAAATTTCTTGAGTCGAATTTAGACAGGTTTAAGGCGCAACAAAGAGCCTATTACGAGAAAAATGTCGATCTTTGCAAACAGAGATCAAAAGATAGTTTCAGGGCCAATAGAGAACGGTGTGCGGAGTCGCAAAAAGCGTGGATAAAGGCGAACCCTGATAAAGCAAAGGTGATTTTTGCGCGTAAGTACGCAAAACAAGTATCAACCCCGCTGGGCAAGATGAAATCGCTTATGCGCTCAGTAATCGGAAGAATATTTAAGAGTCGCGGTTATAAGAAAACAAGTCGCACTCACGAAATACTTGGATGCAGTTATGAAGATTTTGAGAAGCATATTGAGTCGCAATTTGCGGAAGGAATGTGCTGGGAAAAAATGGGTTCTTTGATACACATAGATCACAAAACTCCGCTGGCGAAAGCCACATCGGAGCAAGAGCTTGTTGCACTGAACCACTACACAAACTTGAGGCCAATGTGGGCTATTGATAACTTGAAAAAAGGCGCGAAGCTGGACTAAATGACATGAACACACTTGCACAACAACGAAGCACCTACGGGTGCTTTTTTTACGCCCAAAGCAAATCATGAGTTCCGGCGAACTTAGGCACTTGGTTTCTTTGCAGTCTCCCGTGTCAACCGTGGACGACATCGGTCAACCGTCAACCGCGTGGGCTACCGTGGCATCGCCGCGTGCATCCATTACCTACCAGAACGCCACCGAGGCGATCAAGTCGGGCACCGACGCATCAGTCACGCGGGTGGTTATCAAAATCCGCCACAGGTCGGTTAACGCAGGCCAACGGGTGCTGCACAACAGCATCGCCTACGCTATCTTGGGTGTGCAGCCTGACG